GGACTTTCTGTGTACGCACCTTTGGTTGTTGAGTTTGCGCGCAAGTACATGCAGGTCGAGCTGATGGATTGGCAGGTGCATGCAGCGATGGGTTTACTTGAGTCTGATGAGTCTGGTGATCTGGTTAATCGTTCCGGTCTAATCACAGTTGCTAGACAAAACGGCAAGACTGTTTTAGGGCAGGCCATTGTTGGCACCTGGCTGACCAGTATTGCGGCACTACGTGGCAAACCACAGACTGTGATATCGAGCGCTCATGAATTACCGCTGGCTAACTTGCAGTACCAATTTCTGGCCCCAATTCTTGAGCAGTATTTTGACGCTAAACCTAAGTGGGGATATGGCCGTATGGAATTGCAGATGCCTGACGGGTCGCGCTGGTTTATTAAGGCAGCTACACCATCGGCAGGTATGGGCTTGAGCGCTGATCTGATTTGGGTTGATGAAATCTACGCTGTGGATGATGCTGTCATGGCTCATTCTTTGCGCCCAACTATGAAGGCTCGTAACGTGCGCACCGCTGGTGGCTCGCCAATTATGGTTATGACTTCTACTGCTGGCACCGAGGCATCCACGGCCATGCTTCGATACAGAGAATTAGGGCTGTCACTTATCGGTGAACAACGTGTTGGTGCTTTTTACTTTGCGGAATGGTCACCACCGCCAGGTGTTGATGTCATGGACACAAGCTGGTGGGGTTGGGCTAACCCAGCGCTCGGACAAACCCTAGAGCTGCAGTCAATGTTGATAGATGCCGAGCACCCAGACAGATCATCTTTTTTGCGCGCCAGCCTTAACCAGTTTGTCAATGCCGATGCCTGCTGGCTACAGCCTGGCCAGTGGGATGCCTGCCTGTCAGATATTCAAGGGCCCGATAACGGCTGGCTCGCTTGCGATTCGTCGCTTGACGGGTCGCGCTATGTTGCTGTTCGCGCAGCTGTAGATGATGTCGGAGTAGTGCACGTATCTGTTGAGTTTGTCGTGCAGTCCTTGGCCGAGTGTCAGCAAGCCATGATGGATGCTTGCGCGGCTCACCCATTGTTGGGGCTGGCCGTAACGCCAGCGCTCGAACATCATGTGCCTTTGCCTTTGACTAGGCGCACCAAGGTTGTCGGCTATGGCGAACTTTTGCGCTACACATCCTTAGTACGGGCACAAATTAACGATGCCAAATTGGTGCACCAAGGCGAGCAAAACCTTGCGGAACATATGAACAGATCAGTGGCAATTATGCAGAGCAACCAGTTGGCTTTGAGCAGTAAACGCTCGCCTGGGCCTATCGAGTTGGCGCGTTGCACTATTTGGGCTGCCGCTTTAGCGTCACGACCCAAGCAAGCTGGTAAGCCAATGATGGTGGTAGTTAGTCGCTAAAGTGTTGGCGGTACTGCTCTGGGCGTTGTCGGGATGAGCAGGGCAGTACCACACACACCCGGCAGAAAGTGGCATACTACCGCTATGGGTATTTTTAATAAGCCAGTCACCAAGGCCGCTATCTCAACGCCATCAGTGCAGGCCGCTGTCGGATACGCGCCAGCAGGCATAAGCAAAAACCCAATCGACAACTTCTACAACTACCAAGAAGGTGCAGCGCGCCAGCGCGCAATGACCATTGCTACCGTGTCTCGATCACGTGACTTGCTTGCTTCCGTTATTGGTTGTATGCCGTTGAAAATGTACGGCGAAATGTACAACGATGCCACAGGCGAGATGGAAGAAATCCCATTAGCACCTCGCTCTTGGCTACGCCAGCCAGACCCAGCCGTAACCTACAACTTCCTAATGGCCTGGACACTTGACGATCTGTTGTTCTACGGCCGCGCTTTTTGGTACATCACCGAACGCACAGTTGATGGCTACCCAACCAAGTTTCAGCGCTTGCCTGCAGGCTCTATTACAACTTTGGATGAGCAAGGCCCGGTCTTTTTTCATCCGTCTAAGTCCATCAGCTTTGCTGGTAACGAGTTGGACTACCGCAACGTGGTGCAATTCCTCAGTCCTATTCAGGGCATTGTTTACAGCTCAGAGCAGACCATTAACACAGCGCTAAAGGTAGAACAAAGCCGTTACAAGAACGCTCAGTCAAGCCTTCCTAGTGGCGTATTAAAACAGACTGGTGGCGAGCCATTGAGCGCGCAAGAGCTGTCAGAAATTGGCGCTGCCTTTCAAGAGGCTCGACTAACCAGCCAGACCGCAGTGCTTAACGAGTTTCTCAGCTACGAAGCCAGCACCGCCACACCGGACAAAATGCTGATGATCGAGTCAGCCCAGTATTCAGCACTAGATCTGGCGCGCCTATGCGGTGTTCCCCCCTACCTTGTAGGCGTGTCCACTGGTGCTTATGCCTACACCAGCAGTGAGCAATCACGCGCTGATCTCTACATCTTTGGTGTCAAGCCATACGCCGATTGCATAGCCTCAACGCTGAGCATGAACAACGTGCTACCGCGTGGCACCTATGTAAAGTTTGACACTGACGACTACCTAGAAGAAAACTATGTGGCCGACAAAATGACAAAACAACCAGAAGAAAACACACAGGAGTCCCTCGCATGATGCGCTTTACCAGTTCCACATTCTCAATTGATGCCGCCCAAGATGGCAGCCCTAAGCGCACCATTACAGGCATTGCCTTGCCATACAACGTGGAAGCCACAGTCTCAGGTGGCCAGACAGTTTCTTTTCTGCCTGGCTCACTGCCAACAGACGGCAAAGCGCCCAAGCTCTACATGAGCCACGACTCAACCCAAGCCATCGGCCTTGTGACCGAGCGCACAGACGATAAAGAAGCTATGTATTTCACAGCCAAAGTCTCAACAACAGCCCTAGGCGATGAGGCTTTAGTCTTGGCAGCCGATGGTGTACTTGACTCAGTTTCAGTAGGCGTAAACCCAACCAAGTTTTCGTACAACGAGGATGGCGTCATGATCGTGGAAGCAGCCGATTGGATGGAGTTGTCACTTGTACCACAGCCAGCCTTTAGCGGTGCTACCATCACAGATGTTGCAGCGAGTATCCCCACATCAGAGGATGACTTGAGCAATAATACAGAAACGGCACCCGATGAGCCTGAAGTTACCGAACCACAGGAGAACCCAGTGTCAGAAACACCAGCCCCAGAAGTCATCGAAGCATCATCAATTTTTGCCCAGCCAAAACGCAAGTTTGCCATGCCAACACCAGGCGAATACCTTGCAGCAATGCACGCAGGTGGCGACACGTTTAACAACGTAAATGCAGCCTTTAAGGAAGCAGTACGCGATCAGCAAACAGCGCTTCAAGCAGCTGCAGGAGATGTGCTTACAACTGACACTCCTGGATTGCTCCCAGTCCCCGTGCTTGGCCCTCTGTTTCAAGACCTAAATTTTGTCCGCCCGGTTGTCTCAGCTTTCGGTGCGCGCTCAATGCCAAACACTCCAAGCAAAACCTTTATCAGGCCAACAATCACCACGCACACAAGCGCAGCAACACAGACCGAAGGCTCAGCAGTATCTGCTACAACCATGGTCATTGCTTCCAACACAGTCACTAAGACAACTGTTGCTGGTCAGGTCACATTGACAATGCAGGATATGGACTTCACAGACCCTGCCTCAATGAACCTCATCCTCAATGACCTTGCTGGTGAGTACCTCATTGCAACTGACAACATTGCAGCTGACAACTTGGTTGCTGGTAAAACAGCATCAGGCTCGACATGGACTGTCACCGCTGACAACCCGACCTCACTAATCAACTCTCTGTATGACGCAGCACGCGAAATCACCGAGGACAGCAACTACTTCCCAACCCACTTGTGCGTGTCACCAGATGTCTGGGAAAAGTTGGGCAGTCAGCTTGACGGCTCGAAGCGCCCAATCCTTGGCTACACCACAAACGGTGTCATCGGACAGAACAGCATTGGTCGCGTAGGTGGCCTGCAGTACACCGGTATGGATGTCATGGGCCTTCAACTTGTTGTTGATAACAACTTCGCATCGGGAACCATGCTTGTTGTTTACGCACCTGGCTTTGAAATCTACGAAGCACAGCAAGGCGTTCTGTCAATCGCTAACCCAAGCACATTGAGCCGCACGTTCTCTTACTACGGTTACTTTGCAACTTTCGTTGCTAAGTCAAGCTTCATTCAGTCAATTACAATCGCGTAAAGCGAAAGGCGGTAAGCCGCCATGGCTACATACACAGTCACTTTCAAGCAACTGCTAGACAACTATGCAGTGCTACAAACACTGACCGATACTGAAATAGAAGTGGGCCAATCCATCACTGTTGCCAGTGTTGGTGCACCCTTTAACGGCACCTTTGTGGTCTATGCCATGCCCAAGTATGAGTACATCGGCATAGACACAGAAGGTGATCTGTTATTCAA